CCGAAATTTTTAGACCCGTTGCTTCGTCCCTACTTTCCGAAATACACAGAAAACCACATAAACCACTTTTACGCTTTTGCTTACTATTTACGCATCCTCTACAAAGAACCGCTTTGGATAATGTATCAAAGATACAATGGTGGGAATTTAGTTTTAAAAGAGTGTCATAAAGCTAAGAGTGTGTGGTGGGAAGATTGTAAAACACAATGTAAGCGTAAGGATGTGTGCGTGTGGGTTAGTGGTTTGACTTGTAGGCAATACAAAAACGCTTGTGATATAAATTACAACTATTCTAAGAAAGTATACCAGAACGGGCAATACTACCGTATTGGTAAAGATAAGGTAAGATTTTGGTGAGGTTGGGTTATATTTATTTCTATGATTGTTTTAAACGACTACACAAACACTCCGTTTACTGTTGAAGAAAGTGAATTAGAAAACTTTGTAGTTAGTATATACAATGAACTTAAAAACCTAAACGAACCAAGACATACAAAGGTTAGGGATTATATCAGGGAACTTAATGGTAATTCGGTAATCCCAGAACCAGACCTTGATTGGCAAAGCAATATTAAGTCAAGTTTGTTTTTTCAAAAACTTGCTTTTGCTTATTACTACTTTAGGTCTTTGGTGGATAGGGCAAGTAAAAACTTATTGACTTTTTACGCATCGGACCCGCATAGTAAGATGCCTTCTATTCTCAAAAAGTGCTACGATCTTGCAATTTATAAGTCTGATTTCTTTCAAGAGGTAGGACTTACACTGTTTTACGGATTACTTTCTGGACACCTTGCTTTGCTTATAGACACAGATCTTGAGATAGACCAGTTTGGTGAGGTTGAAAAGAAACTGGTAGTAAAAGCTTTACATCCGCTTGATTTTTATATTTCAAACGATGGTTCTTTCTATGCATATGATGTATATGTTCCACTTGAAAAAGCTTATAGACTGCAAAAGTTTTGGATGATACAACCTGAAAAACTTGAACCTTACAACATTTCTACATCAAAAGAAATGGTAGAACATTTGGTAAAAAGTTCTCGCAGAAGGGCTTTCGTAAAACTTACTTACATATACGGGCGGTATGTTAATAATGATGTTGTATCTGTTCCGATTAAGATAACTCTTTTAAATGACACTAAGCTTGTGGATGTAGAACCTATTCAACACGCTGATAATCTTATGCCAATTGTTCATACATACTTTTACGCACCTGATTTTCAAATAAGCTTTGCGGATTTGTTGTGGGATTATTACAAAGAAGATACAAGACTTTTGCGGTCTTTCATTGATAGAGTTTTACTAAGCACAGCTACAGCTTTTGAGATAAATACTACGGTTATTCAACTGGATGGTGAAGAAGAGCTTGAAATTGCACCTTATATGGTATTTAAAACAAATTCTCCAGACCAAGCAGTTAGAACATTTCAACTTGCTTCAATAGATCCTAATGCACTACCTTTTAGGCAAATGATACTTATGGAGGCACAAAATATTACAGCAGTATCAGAAATACTTGAGGGCAAACCAACTTCAAAAGGAAGACCAACAGCCAAGGAGATTTTGATAAAGTCTCAACTTAATATGCAGTATGTGAATACTCTTATCAACAGAGTTGAAGAAGAGTTCATAGCGAAAGCGGTTCGTAAGATGCTTGCGGTGTTTATTCAAATGTTTGTAGATGAAATACCAGCAATGCTAACTCCAGAGGAAATTCAGGAGTTTAACGCGTTTGTTAATAAAGCGATTATAGAAGACAAACCGAAATACTATTACCTTGTCAAAAACATTTACAAAGGTATTACAATCAGAGTAGAAGGTTTAAGTGGTGTGATAAGACAAAAAGAGGAACTTGAAAGCTTGTTATCTATACTTGAATTGTTTAGTGAGCTTGGTGCTTTACCTTTCCTCAATGTGCCTATTATAGTTAAAAGAATAGCGGATATTATGCAATTACCTTCTGAGCTTGTGCGGATACCAACACCTGAAGAAATGCAAGCAATGGCTCAAGCACAGAAAATCAAAGAGGAAAATATCAAACAATTTATCAAACAAATTCTTTCTGATGAAGAAATGTTGCTTAAAATAGCACCCAAATCAAAAGACCTCTTGACTTATCTAAACCTTGCAATGGGAGGTGATACTAATGCAATGGAATGATTACTTTTTGATATGGTTTAACGTAGCAAACTTTTTGTTGGTGGTTATTTTGTTAGTTGTGGTTGTAGTGCTTGTTAAAAAGTTGATTATACTTCAAAAAAGATTTGAAGTTTTGCAAACAAAACTTGAAGTTTTGCGAGAAACTCTTCAGGAAGTAGCAGAACGTATTTATAAGATTGATGATAAGATTGATATAATCAAAGAGATTGAACAACTCGTAGAACGCATTCAAGTTAAGCGTGAAGAAGACAAAGACAAAATTAAGCAGTTTTTGATTAGAAAGTTTAGTCATGATATGGCAGGATGATGCTATAACTTTTCAAGAGGCAATGGAGAAGGAAACGAAATTCATAAAGTTTGTCTTTTTAGAAGGAGTGTATATAGGCAAAAAACTAGACAACGAACTGTTTTGCGACTTTCATCCAACGATTGAAACAGCTAAACTTCTGAAACAAGCAATAAAAATCTATAAACCAATTATTGTGCCAGACCCATATAAACCTACAAGAGAAGGTTTGTTGACAAATACAGGACAATACATTTACTTCCGACAGTCTATTGTGTATTACGATGGTATCATTAGACCAGTCTTCTTTAGCAAGATGTATTCGTCTGATGTGTTTGATGTGCAACCTTTCTCACTACTTGCAAGAGTTTGGAATAGAGAATTAGATTTAAAAACAGCGCAGAAGATTTATTTGGAGGCGATGGCACGATGAGAGTGCTTGTCTTTGGAACAGGTATTGAGTTTAGCCATGTGCTTGGTTTAGCTACGGCAGGGCATGAAGTGTATTACTACACAGATTATATCTCTCCATACCCAAGCTTTGATGACTTCGCAACTGGTTACGGTTTTGAGAACATTCAAAAAGTGCATAATCCTTTTGCTTACATAGACAAAGTAGATAAAGTAATTACTTTTGATGTGTATGGTGGAGATTTATTTACATTCCTTGCAAATAAAGGATACAAGACTTTCGGTGGTGGTATAGCTACGGAGCTTGAACTAAACAGAAAATTTCTCAAACTTATACTAAAATCTGCAGACATTCCAACTCCACAATACAAAATTGTGAGAGGTTTTAAGAACGTCAAATCACCTTGTGTAGTAAAGCTTTCTATCTTTCGTGGTTCTGCAGAAACTTTCTTCATCAATAACGAAACAGAAAAACGCAACTACGAAGTCAAACTGCGCAGAGAATTTGGAGAATTTCTTGACAAAATAGAGTTTGTTGTGGAAGAACGGCTTGAACTTGATGATAGATATGTTGAGATTGGAGTAGATGCGGTGTATGACTATGAACAAGGTGGATTTCTCTTTCCAATGCTTTGTGGAATTGAGTATAAGAAAGGTGTGTATGTAGGTAAAGTTTGCAACAGCTTGTCAGAGGTGCCAAAACCTATGCAAGAGACACTGGTAAAACTTGACCCTATTTTGAAGAAACTTAAATACAAAGGTTTCCTAAGCACGGAGGAATTTATCAATACACGAGGCACAGACCACTATTTCCTTGATATTACTGTCAGATCTCCATATCCTCTTGGACTTGGTTATAGGTATGCAATGACAAATTTTGCGGATGTGGTATTGAACGGTGCAAGACCTGTTTTCAGGGATAAGTTTTATATAGCTGTGCCTTTGAGGATTGAAGATGCGAAAGATTTCTTTATTTATGTTGATACTCCAGACCCAGAAAAAGACGCAAGATATAATTTTGAAGCTTTGATGAAAATCAATGGAGAATACTATATTCCCAAAGGTGAAGCAATACAAGGTTGTGTATGCGAATGTTTTTCTACGCTTGATGAAACGAAAATTATGAGGACTATAGAACAGTTGCTTAAAAAAGTCTCTGCTATATCATTATCTGATGATTTGTCTAATTTACCCAATGCTTTACAGGAGGCGAAAAAGTTATGGAGATAATGAAATACACACGGCTTGAGGAGTTGCTGAAAGAGTATGAGAAAATACAATCTTTCAACCAGAGAAGTCTTGATATTATGTCTATTGAGGTTCAGTTTCAAGGCTACAGAAAACTTCTTGAAGAAATTGAACGAGAGAAGCGTAATCTTGAAAAGCTTGAAAGACAAGCGGATGTGCTTGGTATTAAAAACCCAGTAAGAACAAAAAACGAAATAGCGATGGTAAAGACGAAACTACTTGAACTTGAAAAGTCTATCTACGATGCTTTTAAGTCTTTTAGGACAAAAGAAGACGCTTCTCCAACTACTGCTATACAAATAAACATTATAACTTCTTCTCCAAATAACCCAATATCAGAGGAAGAGTAATGAGTGAGGTAAAACCTACACTTGTTTCCTATAGTGCTGTAGAAGAAACAGTTCCTTTAAACTCTTGGTTAAGTAATTTTCCGTCAGGTAAATGGATAGATGCACAAAGTAGAAGCTGGTATTGGATTATGGTTAATGCTGTTAGTGTTCCCAGTGCTTATGAATATAGAGTGAAATTTGATGTTTTTGCAGAGAATATGACTTTGGTTTTTCCGTTTGTAGTTAAAACTTCAGACAAAAGCGTTAAAAAAGTTTTCATAGGTGATGTTGAGTATAAAGTAAGAAGTAAGGAAAATTACGGAGATAGGTTTATGGTGTCTGGTCAAGAGTTTAGCTTTAAAGTAGCAACAAGATACAAACTTACAAAACAAACTGTTCCAATTCTTATGCTTGGATACAAACAGGCGGTGTTTAAAAGTGTGGAATTTTTGACCAGCAAATACATTAGGTTTGGATTTATTTCTTCTAAATTCAACACAATCAAAGCAATAGAAACAAATTGTGTAGCAACACGAAATATGCAAGCTTTGTATATTACTTCAAACTTAGCAACTTGTAACTATGTTTCAACACATAATGCTTCAAGCACATTTAACAGCATTAATTCTTTTTCTGTTCCAGTTATAGCCAACTGTAGAGACACCTCTTGGGCAAGATTTGGAGGTATATGGCAATCATGCGAAACATGGATGCCATTGATTTAACTAAACTACCGATAGTGAATATTAAAGGTGATGCAGTGTATTTGTCTGAAGAAGGATTTATTGTGTTTCCTCAGATTACGAGACAAAGGAGCCTTGAGATAACTACACTATCAAACAATTTTGTAGAAGGTTTTGTTTTGAACGACAAAGTGTTTTTGGTTTTGAGTAGAAGCGATTTATATGATGTTTTTTACGAAAACACAATTAGAACTTTTACTAAGTTTGCAGGTGTGGTAGTATTTGGTGATGTTATCTTTTGTTTTGTAAATAACAACCGATGCTTAGTCATTAACACAGCAACAAACGAGACAAAAACTATAACAATTTTAGAACCTTCAAACATTGTTTATGTCTATCAGCTTTCGGCTTATCTGTTTGCAGTTATTACAACTCCTCCGACTACTTTGTATATCTATAGCATGGATGATGCAGGAAATATTGCAACAGCAAACGACGAAGATGTGATAATTCTTCCAGCTTATACTTACGGCGTGTTTGCAAATCCTAAAGTTAATCCAAGACTTGTTAAGAAAGACAATCTACTTTATCTCATTGGTGATGATGCTACGGTTTTGCTTAGTCTTCAAATCTCAGATATGATTTACCTGAGAACTGAAGAGACAGCTTTGCAGAAAGTTAGCCTGTTTCCAGAATTTGAGGAACAAGGCGTGGAGTTTGTAAGAGAAACGCAGAACTTCTTTCTCTTCAGAAACGGTCTCTTTAATAACCTTGTGTGGATTAGCAAAGGGGACAAACGGATTTATTTCTCCACAAACTGCTTGTATTTGTCCCAGCAACATGTGATATATGACAAGAACCTTTACACCCTGCAAGATACAATAGACCCAGAACAACCAAATATCCCACTTCAGAAAGAATTTACGGTGAAATTCAAAAAGAACGGACTAAACGGCATAAGCTTAGAAGTGCTTGAAACTACAGATTATGAGTTAGGACATATAGTAGTGCTTAGCAGGTTTCTTGACTTTCAAAACTTTTTCAACTACTTTGTTCATGCAACACGAACACATTACAGACTTGCTGTGCGTGGAGAAGAGTTTGTAGTTTCTTTATACACAGACCAAGCTTGTAGGATAAGGAGTTTTTATGCATGGTGAGGATTATTAAAGCTGGGAGAAGTTTTAGAGTGGAGAAAGGAGTTGTGATATATGTAGGTAAAGATTTGTCTGTGAAAGCAGAGTTGGTAGAACAGCCGAAGATTGTATCCATTGATGCAGACCTATATTCATGTGCTATATTTATATCTGAGGAGGAGAAAGTATGGCGACGGAAATAACTGTTGCATATGCAATAACTGTTGCGACGAATATAATCCAAAATAGTTATGTTGGTTTGATTAGACAAGATGGTTCAGAGTGTCCTATTGGTAGAACGGCATTTGGTGTTGCTGTTATAGATGCAACTTCTGACCCAAATTATATTGTGATTTCAAATTTAGATAATATTGTTTTTCCTATAGCATCAACTGATGTAGCACCGACAAGTAATCCAATTGTGCAAGTGGGTTTATACGATGCAAATACGGGTGGGAACCTTTTAGCAAAAACTGATGTGGTAGCAAAACCGTATTTGGCTGGAGACCAGTTTAGAATTCCTTCAGGTTGGTTGCTGTTTAAGATACAAAAAGTTGTACCTTGATGAAAGATATAATTCTTACACCTAAACAAGAAGAAATAATCAAAGCGTTTTTTGAAGGCGATAAGCTTTGGGTTATGTCTGTTGGTGGTAAAGGTTCAGCAAAGACTACAGCTACTTTGTTTATCCTGTTGCGTTTAATGTTTGACCAGCAGTATGCACGAAGCAAAATTCTTGTAGCACGGGAAAGTCTTAGAGACCTCAAAAACACTTTGATTGACGAATTCATCAGACTTTGCACTGAAAAAGGTATCAAACTTGGTATAGACTACGACGAAAACAAACAACTTCAGAGAATTTACTCGTATGTAAATCAGTCTGAGATATTCTACCTAAGCTTGTCTGACAAGAATGAACAATACAAGACTGTTCGTTCATACGAGTTTAATGTGATAATCATTGATGAGTTGGATAGGCTTAGCCAGAAAGCATTTATAGAGGCGTCCGAAAGGCTTAGGTATCCACATCGGTTTATTCGTGGGCTTGTAAATCTAAACCCTGTCCCAGAAACGCATTGGATTTACAAAGAATTTGTAGAAGAAAGCGGAACTTTTGCACCGTTTGTGCGTATTATTAAATCAAGTGTATATGACAATTTTATCTACGTGAAAGTGTCAAAAGACTTTTTGTCTAAAGCGGATACATACATCTACGACAATAAAGTTTATTATGTCATCAATAATAGACGGTATGAGATAGTTTCGGAGAAAGATGGCGAAGTAATAGCTAAACGGTTCAACCCTCCACACAGCTACCTTGCACAGATGGAACATAGACCTTACTACTATAGGCGAGTAATGTTGCTTGGAGAATGGGGCAATGCATACTTTGAAGGAAATGGTATCTATACTGAATACTTTTCTGAAGAAAACATCTACTCTGATTGGAACCCTAACTCAACCATGCCTTTTTACTACAATTTCTATGCAGGAATTGACTTTGGTTTTAGGCATCCTGCGTATGTTTTACTTGTTGAAGATGAACTTGGTAGATTGATTGTGATGGATGAATTGCTTGGCGAAAATGAGCCTTTGATTGTGTTTATAGAGAACGTGGCAAAGAGATTAAGAAGCAACTTTGGTATTACGATTCATGATGTAGAGTGGTGGGGTGATGTTGCTGGAAACCAACGAGAACAGTGGGATGGGATAACTTTGCTTAAGAAAATCCAAGATGAGTTTAGAATAAGTATCAAAACTATGCGAATTCCACAACTTCAAAGCATTGAAGCAATACGAGATATGCTTATCACAGACATTCAAGGCAAAAAGTGGTTGCGTGTATATCAGAACTGCCACATAACTATGAACGGTTTGCTTGGTGAGTTTCAGGTGGATGAAAAAGGTAAGTTGGTAAAAGACGGCTACTACGAACATATTCATGATGCTTTGCGATATGTTTGTTATCCACTTTACAGAAAGACAAAAACCTCAAAACTTGTAATAAAAACACCAAAATATTGACAAAACTTCAACACTTACTATATTATCTGACTAATGGAGGTAAAGATGAGTGATAGACTTGAGGATTTGATTAAAGAAGTAGAAGCTTTGCTTGGAAAAAGTGAAGAAGAGAAACCTGAGCAAACGAACCAATCAGAACAGAATGTAGCTTATCAGCAAACAAACTATGAAGCAGAAGAGCAAAATGAAGAGGATTATCAGCAAGCGTATCAGAAGTTGTATTGGGAGAACTGGAAGAACTTAGGAAGAAGTGTGTTTATTGGTAGATATTCAAGTGTGCCTAACATTGCTAAATATTTGCCGTTTATAGAACAGCGTGCGGAGTTGAAGTTTCAAACTGATGTTGCACAAAGCAAGGTAAAAGATAGCTACGACAAGTATCTGGAAGAAGCATTTAGAGAAGTTCGTGAGGAGCTTGGAGCTATAAGCAAGGATTATGTTGATATAAGCAAGACTTTTGTTCTTCAGGAAAATATGTCCAAGCAGATGGTGGAGAAGCCTTACACTATCAAAGATTACAGGAACGATTACAAAAAGATGCTTGAATATGCGACTTATAGAGATGTGGCAGAGATTGTTTATAAAGATGGCTCCGAGAGAGGGCGGTATGGCGAGCCTAAACTTAGACTTGGCGAAAGAATTGATGAAATTAATATTTAATTAATATTTAAATAAAGGAGGTGTGAAGCATGGCGATATTTTGGCAACCAACTTTGACACCTATGAGCCAGCTTGGTTTTTCTGATGATGAGTTTTTTTCTTACACTACTGAAGTAGGAACTTACAAGCTTAGTAGAGCGTCTATAAGCAAAGAGATAATGAAGAGAGCTATGCCTGAGCTAACATTCAGAAAGTTCGTGTCAAAATGGACTGACTTCAGGGCGGGAACAGACAGATACTTTGAGATGTGGAAAAAAACCACAGCTCCATTTAGCCAATACTGGCAACCTGTAGGAGAATTTGACCCTCTACCTACCGTGCAACCTGCTTACAAGCGGTATTCGGTAAGCGTAGAAGAAAGAGGTGCTCAGATACCCTGGACTGAAAGGGCACAAATCTTCTCTGCGATAGACATAGAAAGCGAAATAAGGAAGCATCTTGAAGAAGTAGTGGTAGGTTCCATAGAAAGAGACTTGATAAAAAATGCGTTCATGTATCTTGATGTGCTCGGTCTTTATACCTCAAGCGGACTTGAAGTGCATGTAGGAGTATCTGTTAATCAAACAAAGACGTTTGCAGAAGAAAGCGGTTTTCCAATCACGGTTAACCAATATACCATATCAGCAGGTACAACCTTTCAACCGCTAACTCTAAGTGCTATAAGACAATTCGTAATGGAGCTGGCGAGGTTGAATTGTCCAAGCTACGATGGAAGAGGCTTTGGTAGATATGTAATAATCATGAACGCACAAGCAAAAAACAGAATATACTCTGACCCAGAGTTTCAAACTATCTTCTCCAGACTGCAAGATACGAGAGCCTTCAAAGAAGGTTATATTGGTAGCTACTACGGACAAGAGATAGTAGAAGACAACGGCAGATGGATAGAGTTTGTGTTTGGTGAAGTTAATCCAAGCTTGCTTGACAAGTCCATCTGTATCTTTCTTGGAAAAGATGCAATAAGAGAAGCAATTGTGAAACCTGAAGAGTTTATGCATCAAAAAGGAGACTTCAACAGGTTCCGTGCAATAGGAGTGAATACTTACAGAGGCGAACAGCCTACTTGGTTCGCAGTTGAAGGGCAATCAGTTGGAGGCATATTGATAGCTGGTTAATAAATCATGACAAATGAGGAGCTGGTCAGATTTGTAATTGAAGACCGAAAAGTTCCGTATAACGACCAGCTCCTCACTCTTGCTCATCAGTATTTCAAGCTTGTGATAGAGGACCTTGAAAAACGGAACAACTTTAATTATATGCGACGAACATCTCTTTTTACCCTTCTCAAAGATAACTACTCAGTTGATTTTACTGAAGACATCAAGCAATTTAACGAGATTGTAGATAAGAAACGCAGAGCTAAGCTTATAGGTGATGAAGATGTAAAAATGCTTTTTGCGTATGCAACAGATGTGCGAGGCATACCGACAAGATATTTGTATATCCCAAACACAAATTCCGTTGGTGGAACACTTTACTTTGACTGTCCAGCATCAGACAATATTGACTATATAGCAGATTACTATGTTTATACCTACAGAAACAATCTTACGGAACCAAGTCAGTCTCATCCACTAATTTTTGAAAATAAAACTTTGTTAATTCATGCACTTAGTTTCTGGATTGAAAGATACTTTACTGCAGATATTAGTCTTGAGGCACAAGCGAAAACATTGCAAGAAGCATTAGAAAGGAGTGTTCAATCAAAACAGCGGTTTAAGAAGGCGAGATTAAAATTTTATTTCAGGAGGTATTGAGAATGCCTCTTAAGAAAATTGGTAGGAATATAGGTAGAATTATTAAACCAGTTCTTCCAATAGCTGGCGCATTGCTTGGTGGGTGGGTTGGTGGAAAAGTTGGTGGTATTTTAGGAGGTGCTTTAGGTAAAAATATTGGAAGAGTTGTAGGTGGTATTGCTGGTGGTTTGCTTGGTGGAGGTGGAAAAGTATTTGGTCTCCAAGACCAATATTCTACTCAAATTATGATACCTCCTTATGCACAAAAAGGAGCACAGATTTTAGAAGGATTACTTGGACAATCTTCTCAATTTGCACAAACTATAGCAAATATCAAGCGTCCTTATTTGGAACAGGCAAAAGTGTTTTTTGAGAATTTGCAAACTGAAATACCAAATTTGTTTAGTAGAACGAAAAGTGAAGTTTCAAATCTTTATGAAGACTTGCTTTCACGGACAAGAGATATAATTACATCGGAACAAGCAAAGCAAAACACAAAACTTGGTGCTTTAGGTTTGCTAAATACTCAAGCACAACAATGGACTATGGCAGATATTTTAAATAGAACAACTTTCCCGATATTGCAAGAGAAAACTAAAGCTTTAGCAGGTCTTACCACAGCTGAAGCAGATACTATGTTAAAGTATCTTTTTATGAAACCTGATTTCTATACAAGATTTGCTGATGAAATGGTAGCAACAGACCCGTTCTTACTTGAACAACAACACAAAATGGATATAGCAAAAGCAATGATGGGCATTCCTACGATTGTGCAACCTATTTATCAAAGAGGTTTGCTGAGAGACTTAATACCTATTGCTGGACTTGCTGGAATTGAATTGCTGAAGTATAGATTACTTAAATAGGAGGTAAGTGATGGCGAATATAGTAGTTCTACCTCGTATTGAAATTGACAATCCGTTTAGTGAGTTAGCTGAGATATTGAAAAACGAAACGATACCTATGATTGGACAACTTACTATGAATAAAGAACAAATAGCTATTCTTTCTGATACAAAACTAACAGACCATATACCTATTCTCAGACAATTTGCACCAGAGTTACTTACACAAGACGACAAAATTGACTGGAACAAGGTTGAAGAGTATTTACAGTCTGATGATTTATTTAAACAAGAAGTAGCAAATTATTTGATTAACGCAAGAAAAAGTAGAGAAGAGTTTGTTAATTTACCAATCGGTGTTAAGCTTGAAAAGTTAGGTTTTTATAGTGCAAAATCAAATCCTCAAATTTTAAAGAAAAACTTCATGGCACGAATAATCTCAGAAAAGTATCAAGAAATGATAAAAAACTCCAATCTGTCAGAAGATGCCAAATTGTTTCTCCTTGCTCATACACCAGAACTTGCAGAAAAAGTTGTGCAAAACCCAGCTTATTTTACTGCTTTTCTAAAGATACTTGACAAACACAGTAAGCAACAAAACATTGTACAACAAGAGAATAAAACCGAAACTGAACAAGACAATAAAGCTAGTAGTTGGCAGTTGAGTTTAGATGGGCAACAGAAGAAATTTGGTATTAAACTGGAAGAACCACGGCTTGTTATTCCACAAATTAGCTTTCCGCAGGTTTCTAAGACAGTAAAGCAAAAGAGAGTGAAACAAGAAGCTGGTATTAAGCAAGGTAGTGTAGATAAAATACGTTCTTTACCAAGCAGAACTGAGCAAGTTAAACCTCTATCAGAAGAAACTGATCAAACTAAAAACAAAACAACCGAGAACCAGCAACTCCAAATGCAAACATCAGATGAAATATTCCTTCCATCAGAGGTTCTATATGCCCCTGATGTTAAAAACATGTTATCAAGAGAGGAATTAAAGTCTATAGGAAAACACGCCTTAATAGATTTAGCATTACTCGCTTTATTAAGAGACCCACGAGCTCTTTTTAGAACAGGAAAAGGAGTAATAGGAAAAACGGCTGAAAAAATAGCGAGAAAAAATGTCAAAATAGATAGAGAAATAGAAAGAAAAGTTTTGGAAGCTATGAAACCAAATCCAAATACACCAACCACATTATCAAAAGAAAAGTCCGATTTCCATAAAAAACTTCAAAAAGCGAAATTAAGAGGAATGCAAAACACAACAAACCCTCCAGACCCACAAGAAGTATTTGAAATTTCAGGATACAAACAAAACAGAAAAGTATTTGAAATATCACATATACCCTTTAAAGAAACTCCAAATCCGCAAAAAGTTTTTGAGGTTTTAGGATATAAGCAAGGTGGAAAAGTATTTGAAATACCATATATACCTTCTAAAGAAACTCGTTGGGCGTTTGGTAAAGCAACTCCACCAAAACTTCATCCCGAAGTGCAATATGAAAAATTAAGACAAAAAATGCTACCAGTTTTAGCACAAAAAGAAACTCGTTGGGAATTTGCTAATGCTAAACCTCCGGCTGTTGTTTTTAGAGAAGGAAGAATGACTGACTACATACCTCCTCAGTTTGAACGGGTTTCTGCTGTAAAACTTAAAGAACAAGCAAGACAAAAGAAACTGCCTGCAATTAAAGAAGATACAGCAATAATGCTTAAACCTAAAGAAACTCCCTACAAAGAAGCTGTCGCACAACAAGGTTTCAAGACTTCACAAATACTGGAAGAATTTTTGAAGAAGACACAACCCACACAACCCAAAGTAGAAACTAAAGAAGCTGTTCTTAAACCTATCAAAAAACTTGAAAACCTTGTTAAAGAAATACCAGAGGAAGCGAAAAATGACCCAGAAATTAGGCGAAGGTTTGTAGAAATTGTAAGAGATTTGAAGAAAATTTCAAAAGAAGCACCATTTAGAGATGTGTCTGATGATTTAAGGGTGTTAGATGCAAAAGCAGATGAACTTAAAGTTTTGCTTAGAAAAAAGTATGGCGAAACTAAAACTGCAACAAATGAAGTAGTATCAAATACCAAAAGGAAGAAATCTAACAAATAAGGTATATATTTATCTCTATGCTACCAGCGTTGGTTAAAGGATTAATAACTAAAAAAACCGTAATACCTACAACAGTTGGTGGAGGTTTTCTTGGTCTTTACCTTCTCGGAAGAAATACAGATGATACTAAAAGTAGCAAGAATATAGAACTTAAAAACCAATCTAAACAATCTCTTCAACCACAATCTACTACACAATCTAAACTTCACAAAACAGTAGCCAAACCTACCACATTACAACCTCAGACTATACAACAAACCCAAAACCAAACTTCAAACACTTCAACTCCAACAGTAGGTGTATTTTTACCTGAACTCTTAAAACTATACCAACTTTCAAACACACTTGCTCAGCAATACGAAGAAGAAGCAAAAACTTATTACCTAGTCTTTCAGGAGTATTCAGAAAGGCTTGACAAACTCTTGCAGTATCTTTCCATGAGTTTGGCAAAAACTCCACTTGGTATGATGAGTGGTTTTGACTTACCTGACATAATAGACAATCTTCTTAAGTATTACCCGTGGGAGTATGCTAAGCAAGTTTTCCCAAAGGTTTTGATGGGTTACTATATTCTCAAAGCAAACGGGCACGAAGACTTGTCCAGATATACAATTGAAGATTTAATTACAGCGTCGGAAAATCCAGCACTTGCTGAAGCTACAAATCAAAACTGGTATAATTTGCTTTTAAACATTGCAGAAAATTACAAACTTGTTATGCAATCGGCACTTGATCAGATAGGTAAGTTGAAAGACTTGTATGCATATAGACTTAATGTTCTAAATACACAAGCAAGTTTTATTAAAAACATCATTGATGTTATACTGAAAGAAGAAAAACAGAATTTTGAGAAGTTTATCAAAACGTGGGATATGCGGATTAAAGAACTTAGAGCAAAAACAGACGCATCATACAAATCAGGCAGACTTGCTTTAGAGAAAGAAAAACTTAATTTGAAGAGACAACAAATGGAACAAAAACTTCAACAAATTCCTATTCAAATTGAAAGCAGAAAATAATCATGAGCTGGGAGAAGTTAGCTAAACAAATTAGTATAACTCTTGAAAAAAGCATCTCAGATTTGTTTGACGCAACACACCAACTAACTCGTGGTATAATACCTTCAGCTAAACAAATTAATGATTTCACGAAAAAACATCTTGGTTTTAAGGCTTTTGCCTACGCACCATCAAGTTTTGATACACCACAAGAATTAGCAAAGCAAACAAAGCAAATGATAGACTTTGGATTTTCAAGCTATGCTATAGATTTTGTCAAAGAACTCAAAGAACAAGGTGATGTTAATACTTTACAAGAAGTAGCTGACTTTTTATCCAAGAAAATTCAAAACGCTATAGCAAAAAGAAAATTTGAACAGGTTGTATATCTGTCTGCGGTAGCAGAACAGCTTGACCCAAATTTCCGAGAAAATCTGAAAAAGTATCTATCTGCTACCAAGCAAAACAGCGAGTTGTTATATGAAGCAATAGAAAAAGCAAGAAACAAAATAAACGAAGTGGAACACGTAACTACGATTTTGAACCTTACTGCACTTGGTCTTGGAGTTAGTAGCATTTTAGCAAGACCTTTCTTAACTCCGATGCTTAGACTTGCTATTGATACTTTTACTGCTGGAACCCTTGCTGGAAGCGTTGTTGGTGAAATGAAAAAAGCAGAGATACAAGGTAGAAATCCTCTTACTGCACTCCTTGACTTACCAAACTTTGCTGTAGCTTATGACTTGGTTAGGTCTGTTAGAACCGCACCCACATCTCTAAAAGAAACTACCGCAAAACTCATTCTTAATAAACCAACAGAACAACTCATACCAGAAGTCATAGCTGATATAACACCTTCTTTCAAAACAAAACTACAAATTACAAGAGACCTTGAAGAAGTGAAAACTGCTTTGACTTTTATAGATAAATCTTTGAGTGTCGGAGAAAATATTAAAGACAACATACTACAAGCATTTTACAAACATGCTGGCACCAAGTCTGCTGTTGCTTTTCATAGAATGGTGTCTGCATACTTGCATGACACAAAACTTGCCTCTGAGTTTTCTGCTGTTGCAAGATATATCTACAACAAAGAAAATGTCAAGGAGGTTTTAAAACGCTACATAAGAGAGGACGGTTCCATCAAAGTCAATGCTGGTGAAGTAGAAAGAGTTTTGCTTGAATTGTCTAAACAAGACCACGAAATTTACAACTACTTAGCACTGCAAAGAATAATAAGCTTGATGCACGCTATTAACAGAGCACTTGATGATGGTGCGGAAGTGATACATGTTAGAAGAACAGGAGGCAGAGAGTTAATTTTCTCGTTTAATCCTCTTGAAACAAAAGTTGATGAGATTATAAAACCGATTTTTGATGAGTTGGACAAAGAAAACACTCTCACGCTGACTTGGTTGAACAAGAAAGAAAATGTTCCTGCGTATATGATACTCAAACCAGCATATCATCCAAGCTATGACAACTTTATAATTCTCAGGGCAGAACCACTTGTCGTTGCTACAAAAGAAGGTAAGACTATTGACGAGTTGCTACCTGAACTGAAGAGGTTCTTTTCCGATGATGAAATTGAGCAGTTGCGAAAGATTGTCGGAGACAGAAAAATACTCTTGCTTGAAGATGAGTATTTTAGTGTGCCTTACCATAACATCTCTTCAAGCAAAGAGTTTATAAACAGTGCTTTGAGAGTAAGACTTAAACAGAACTTGAAGATTGATGATGACAATGTAGAGTTTCTGTATGGTAAATTTACTATCTATCCAAATGCTACACTATTTCCGCACAAGCTTGAAAAGATAGCCGAAAATCTTGAAGAGTTGAAAGGTGTTTTAGAAAACGAGTTGAGGGCTAAAATCACAAGAGTGATTGAAACAGCTGGCGAACTTGATGATAAGACTGTTCAAAAAATCATGCAAGCTTTGTTGGGAGCTGAGGATGTAGAAATAGAACTGACTAAAATTGCCAGACAGATAGAAGAATTAGCATTCAAACAAGCACCTGAAATACACAGAGAAGGTAAAGGTTTTGCAATACTCTTCAAAAACTACGATAGTTTAGTAGATTACGCATCGTCAAAGGTGTGGAGTAGGTTGTATCCAAACTTAGCTGGTATCAAAAGCTTACGAATTTTGAGAGAGTTCATAGAGAGGAACCCAAACAAAACTGATATGCAAAAGCTTGTGCTTGATTTCATCAAAACACTTGAAGGCAAGACAGGAAACGAACTGATAGACGCTTTGAAAACTTTTAACCGCTATCTTGGTTCTGTCTATACAATGTTTAATATACCTATCACTGTTGCAAACTACGGACAATACCTTGCTATAGCTTCTACACTGTTCCCAAGCTTGAACTTGTTTTCAAAAGCATCGCTAAAACACTTGATGGAAGAAATAAGAATAGCATATAGAGAAGCTGGTGTAAGACACGGACTTTACAAATATCATGCACTTAACCCATTTGTGCCGTTGGTTGAAGGTCTTATTCGTTCATCTATCAAAGCAACAATTGATGATGAGGTTGGGTTTAAAGCTGTAATAGATGATTTAGCAAGATTTATTACAAAGTTCAATCAAAAAGATGTTGAAATTGTAGCTAAAGAATTGTATGACTTCTACAAACTGAACAAAGAGTTGCTTGTAGATGATTTGGAACGAATGATAATCGGTGGAGACTTACGAACACTAAACACTTTGTTTGTAAGACTTGGTCCTGTTAGTACAAATACACTTGAAGCAATAATTTCATGGTATCGTTTTATTTTCTCTCCTCTCTCGCTCGGCTTACAAGCTACTTACAAATTCTTTACAGACTTAAGCAGAGGAGATGTTAGAGCACTTGGTAAAGGTCTTGTATTCTCTTCGCTACTTGCTTTTACAGTTGGAACTCAAGCAGTGCCTTACTTTACTCCTGCTGAAGTTGGTTATAGCTTAGCAAAAGATGTAGCAAACATCATAGCAAAAACGCTTGGTGTAGAAACTCCAGAGATACTTGATGAGAAGAATTTAGGTTATGCTATAAGCAAGAGAATATTAGGTTCATTTGGTATAGAAGTGCTTGACCCACAATCAAAATACTACCTTTTTGAAGCATCTGGAAGAGAAGTAGCTAAATATCTTGCGGGACAAGACTTGATTGGAGATAATAGGGCTTGGAATATTGTAGCAAGAGGTTTGAATATCTTACGTATGCTAACAAATGTAAGCGAGGCTGGACTTGTTTCACCCGGTGCAATGTCTTACGATTTAACACTGTTCTCTCTAATAATTGAACTTGGTAAAAACCTTATCAAAGAGTTGTGGTCTGTAGAACGTGGAGATAAGACTTACGGTGATGTGCTTATGAGGGTGCTACCAAATCTCATCCCAGCAGGTCGCAGAATGCTTGCCTTGATTGAAGGCAAACCGCTTGTAAAAAGCAATTACGGAGAGGTAAGAGAGTTTTATGGTGTAGGTAAAGAACTGTCTGAAAAAGACTTCTATACCACAATTGGACTTGCTTGGTATCTTGGATACTTGGCAACATTTTACGATGGTGTATTTACAAACTTTTTCTTTGACAGTTTAGCCAACTGGTTTGATATAGAACCTGAAAAGTTCAAGAGACCAAAAGAAACTGAATACTACAAGGTTATCAATCTAAGAGACATTAAACAACTACAAGACGCCAACCAGTTGAAGTATATGATTGCTATGTTCAAACATTTAGACGATGAAGGTAAGAGGTTTATGCTTGATAGAATGCATAGGCTTGTTGAAAACAGTTTAACTAATAGGTCTAAGAACTTGGAAACGATTCTAAAGCATTTTGAAAAAGATTTTGAAAAGAAGGAAGAGATACTGAAAAATTACGTTGAGTTTTACAATTTCGCAAGACAGTATCTCACTCCAGAAAGCCGAGCATATCTTGACCAAAGAGTAAAGTTGCTTATAGATATATACAGAATAGCTAAGCAACAGCGAGGAGGTGAAGATGAATGAGGTGTTGTCAATATTTAACTCAATGTTTAATGTAGTTAGTTTTGTGCTTGTAGTATTGCTTATACCATTGGTGAAGTTTTTGTTTGATTTGCGGTTGAAAATTGAACGAATTGAAGTTATGCTAGACATAATTTTGAAAGACATAGATAAACTAAAAAAGGAGATTTGGGATGGAGAAAAGGATAAGGATTAAAGTTGATAATGTTGTGATTGAAATGCCAGAAAGTGTAGCTTTACAAAATCCGTATTACAGGATACTGCTACAACAAGGTAGCATGGAAATGCTTCAGCCAGAAGTTCAAACGCCTTCTTCTGATACGGAGAAAGAAGAGAAGCAGGATTCTGTGGGTATTTCCAAACAAACTTTACCTCATAAAATCCAGCAGAGAGGTAGGAGGAAAAAGGAGGTTGAAGAGAAATAACAATAAAATCTGGAAAACCTATAAAGACTGTGCTGTAAAGTTTGATTGACTTAGCAAAAACTTTGCTTTTGAGAAGCCTATAGATGTCTTTTTCTCTCTTTGCTTTGAACTTAAACTCTACTTGATAAACTTTTCTCAAGTCTCCTAACCTCCCTTTGTTTTAAACCAAGCACTTTTGCAATAATTTTGTAAGGCACACCAAGTTCTCTTGCCTTACGAATATATTCAATTTTTTGTTCATCAGATACAGTCCTAAGTTTTTTCCTGAGTGCCTGAGTTTTACCACCTGACCTTTCAAGCTTTTCTTTCCAAAGAATAGGTGCAATATTACAAGGATAGTCTCCTACAATATCCGCAATTTCGTTGATTGTCAGGTAAAGTTCAGCGTAAAGCTTTTTTACAAGTTCTTCAAGACTTTTCCCACGTATCTCCCACATTTGGCTGCTCCACCTCAAGTTTTATTTTAGCAACCCTATTACCAAACTCTTCTGCTTTTTCAAGACACCAATCCCACGCTTCTTCCATCTTCTCTTTAATCAGCTTAGCTAAGTCTTGTGCTTCTTTACTGTCTGCTTCCACCACTATCTCATCATGCACAAGATTAACTATCTTAAGGTCTGGTTTTGCTTCCTTGAGTAATACTATAGCTTTCTTGAACAGTTCCGCACCACTGCCTTGTATTTGATAATTGAGTAAGTCTTGTGGTTTCCACGCACGATATGTTCTGTTAAGCCATGTTTCGTTATCCACATACTCGTTGTATTTAAAACGTTCATATGCTACTTGATGCTGTTCTGCGATTTTTGTATAATACTTCTTCCACTTTCTGACTATTTCATATGCTTGTTCCTCTGTCATATTAATACCATTCGTTATACAATATTCTGCGAAACCTTTTGGTGCAATACCATAAATAAGTCCAAAATTCGCAGATTTTCCAATTTGCCTTTCCTCCTTGCCTACCTCTTCTATGTTCTTTTCAAACAGTATTGATGCGGTAAGTTTGTGAAGGTCTATGCCTTGCTTAAATGCCTCAATAAATTCAGATTCATTCCAGATTACCCCTGCAAGTCTTAACTCTATCTGAGGAAAATCTGCAGTAATAAGCCTTTTGTCTTCTGTATCAAAGCCTATGAATTGTCTAAGTCTGCGTGGTATCTGTTGGAGATTTATATCGGAGCAAGACATTCTGCCTGAGGGCGCCGTTGTAGTAAAGAAGTTGCCATAAACTCTACCACCACTTCTTTTAGCTATATCATAGAGGTCTTTTGCGAAAGCAAGAGATTTCTCCACTTGTCTTGCTTCAAGCACCCTTTTAGCCATTTCGTTGCCTTGCAAGGCTAAATCCATCAACACATCTTTTGAAGAACTATCTACTCTAAAGAATTTCGCAGTTTGTTTTGGAGAGTTGTAATTGAACGGTATCTCTTTTTGCATCTGATTGCGAAGTTGAGTTAGTCTGTGTATTTCTTCTTCTAAAGCTTTCAATTTCACTGGCATACCATTTTGCGATGTTTCTACTACAATCTTTTGTGCTTGTTGGTCAAGCTGATAAACAAGACTGTTAAGTGTGCTTGATGTTAGCTGTTCATAAAGCAAGTGTGGTATGTATGCATCAAGTGAAGCATAAAGAAGTTGTTCGTTGCTAAATGAATGAAATATGTTGTTTTTAAAAGTCTCACGGATTTTTGTCTTGTCCATCGGATATTCTATACCAAGCAAATCTCGTGCCACATCATCAAGCCTAAAACCTTCACCCTTGGTTCCGTTTTGCTTAAACCTTTCATGATGCTGAACTTTTATTGCAAGCTGAACATCCACAATCTTTTTGTCTCTAAGTTGTTCGTATGTGTAGCCAAGAGCCCTTAAGTCAAAATCAAGACCCCAACCTCTTATTTCTGAGAACTTTAGAAGCCACTCTTTGAACCTTGTTGGTTTTTCTTTGAGAAGGTTAAGGCAATAAACTTTACGTTCGAAGTGTGGTTGATAGATGCTTGCAAGGACTGGTCTATCTCCGTCTGTTTCCAAATCAAAGTAAATTGGTTCGTTGAATTTTGTTGGTATTTCATCAACGCTATCGCAAAGTACTGGTTCTACTAAAGCTTTTGGTTGAGGTTTAAGAATTGGTTTTGGTATATTCATCCTCTTAGGTAGAGATAGTCCATCCTCTCCTGTAAAGTGTTTTTCTAACTCATCTTCTTCCTCGTTGTCTTCATTTTCTTTATTTTCGTAATCAAACTCTTCTACTGGTGGTAAATTATCGTTTGGTGGTGTATTATCGTCATCATCTCCACTTGGTAAGTCTTCATCTGGTGGTGTATTATCACCGCCATTGTTATCTATAAAATCTTTCAAATCCTCAAACTTAAAACTTTCTACAAAAAGATTGTGCAACCTGCGTAGTCCTGCTTCACCATGTATAGAAAGCATAAGTTCTGTAAAAACTTCAAGAATGCTTTTGTAGAATTCTGGATGGTGTTCTTTGATATAGGTTAGTCTTTCGTATTCACGAGTAACCATACCTTCAAACCAAGCTGGATTACGTCCTTCTACAAAAATTGAACCAAGATAAACAAAAGCTTTTTTGTTTTCATAATACTTCATAAACAACAACTTCAAATACGGTTCAATATCTGTTGTTGGGACTTGCACACCTGCAATATCAATAAGTTTTTTTATTGTCAATCCTCTAATTGTAGTTTTCTTTATCGGATTATTAGATGCATTGTAAAGCCCATCCGCAAGATCTCTCAGATAATCAATGATTTTGTTTAGCTTACTCTCTTCTTTTGGAAGAAGAGTATCATAAAACTTTGCAAACACATTACGAATATACTGCTCAAGTATAACAAAAACATTAGCTTTTTCCTCATCAGACAAACCAAGAAACTCTAAAAACACATGAATTGACGCATAAATAAGCTTCAAGTGATTGTCAAGAGACTTCACAATTCCGCGCAAAACTTTTGACCTTTTTTTGTCAAATTCATTTCTAAGGATTTCAACATCTTTATAATACTGAGCTAAAGCTTCTATATCTACATGATTTTCTATGAAATCAATGAGTTTAAAAATGTAACCGTGGTTGTATTTGAGAATCGGTAATATCTCGTTTGTGTAAAATTCTACCAAAGCAGTGTTTTTTTGCTTTGGTAACTCATCAACATCAAGCACTATGCTTCTACGATAGAGACCTTCTCTGTTTTTACAAAGAACCTCTACAGCTAATGCGTTCTTTTCGCCACTAAACACAACAGGAACCTGAATTGGGCTAAATCTCTCGTATGCAGTATCTTTTGAAGCCTCGTTTGCTATTGCATATATCATGTTCGCTATTTCTTCCTCTTTGTCTTTTCTCATCCTAAATTCATCAAGTGGAAGAGGCATGCCAATATTTCCAAATTCTCTGAGAATCTTTGCCGTTGTGGTTTCAGTAATTTGTATAACCTGTGGTGTGCCATACAGTGCGGATGCAATACGAAGTCTTGTAGTTTTACCTGTTGTAGTAAAACCACGTAAAAAGATTAGCACATTTGGTTCTGAGCTGGCTACAAACTTATCTCTGAAATACTCTTTCGTGATGTGTGAAATGAAGTGTCCGAGTAGTATAAGCATAATTGGATCTTTTGCTTTTACAACTCTGCGATACGCGTTTTTCCACGCTTCAAAGGAACCATTGACAATTGGTATGTAGTAGTTAAGTCTGTTTGTTCTATCCGACCACATGTAGAAATTCAAGTCTTCTGCCCTAAATGAGTCCATGTTTGCTACTACCATATCCCACTTTCTCTTCAAATCGTTATATTTGTAGCCCGCCTTGTCTATTTCTCTCACTCCTCTTGCAAGTTGGAAAAGCGTAAGATAGTTCGTGAGAAGTTTCTTGAAAAGCTGTTGATTGTAGAAAGTCAAAACTATAAACTCGCTAAAATCTGTATTTGCTGAAGCAGTAAGGACATAAGGAATAAACTCGTATTTATCTCTGTAGAAAATTTTGATGTATTTTTCCTTGCGGTTTGGTTTATTGTAAAGCACCACGTCTTCTATTTTGAAGAGTTCGCAAACAGGCTCGTTTGTGTCTTCTTTTACCCAAAGGTTTCGTTTTTCATCTACTTTGAAACCTTCCAGCCGTGTCTCAAGATAAAAGAGGTCTTTAAACCAGTTGGAGATTAGTTTTCTCTCTCCATATTCATCAAATATCCACCTTGCATATTGACAGTTCTTGCATTTTTCATCTGCGTCCACTACACGTCTATGCACAAAAGAACAAGAGAAATAAGGCAAGGTTTCTCTATCTTTAAGCATCCATTTCAGAGTATTGCGAAATTGTTGTTCCGGTGCAATTACTACTTTACCTTTCCAAAATTTTGATTTTTGAAGAAACTCCTGTTTGTATTCCTCTTTTTGCGTAAGAACATACAAAAACGCATACTTCCAAGACAAAATAAACCACTCGTTGTATGTATGCGTTTCCCACTTTTCTTCTAAACTTCTTATTACAGGACACGCATTCCAAAGTGTAAGTGCCAATCCTTCCGATATTTGAGAAATTGGTATTCTGCTATATTCTCTTCGTTTAACAGGAAGCCCGTTTATCAATATATCAGTATCGTAGTATTTGTTCATTTCTTCAAGAAGTTCTTTTTTCGTATAAGGTTCCCGTAATTCGTAAATTTCGTTGCTGTATCTTGTTGCAATACTGTATGTGTGGTCTATCTTATCTGCGTGTTTGCGAAGATTTGACTTAAGATCTTCAACGTAGCTGTGTATCATGTAAAGAATTTCTTTATCATCACATTCTATAAAATCCTGCGTTATGTAGAAGATATGCCAACCTTTAATAGTTCTAAGAATGTGTGTTGGTTGTATAGGTAACAATTCTCTGTTATTGACAATCTCAAGTATTTGGTCAAGCTTTAATGGTTCGTCTATGTCAATTCGTATAGCTACCTTTGTCCGCTTAAAAAAGTCTTGTGCATTTCTTTTTTCAGCAAAAAGTGAAAGATAATACCTGTTGCGTTCTCTTGCGAGTTTGCAATATTCTTCAAACTCTTCTACCCACTTTTCCTTGTTTGTTTCATTCCATCTGAGAAAAGCGTCCTTTATCTCCTTGAGTTCTATACCTTCAGGTGTTTGTGTTAGAACAAGCACATAATCTGGAAAAGTATAACCATACTCATCCTCAACTATCAAACCTATCTTGACAAGCAGTTCAAAAAATGATATACTCCTCATAGCTGTTCCTCCTCCTTCTCCTTTTTTATTATACCACGAAAATATTCACAATGCTTCTTGTAATGACAAAACTGACAGTAGCCAGTCAAAAGTCCTGTTGGTGGAAACTCTTGAACCTCAAGCAGTCTTGCTACAGATTTTACAATAGCCAAAACCTCTCGCTTTGGTATAAGCTGTATCTGAAACGTCTCAACTTTGTCTGGAAAAACATAGTGTATGTGATAAGTGTCTGCATCATCCGTGAGAGAGTAGACTGAAAGCTGAAAAACATGTTTGAAGTCTGGAAGCGGTCTGTCGTGTCTCGTAGTCTTAAGTTCTATCATCTTGCGTCTTTGTGTTAAAATGTCAATGTATCCAATAATAATTACATCATCTATCTCAAGTTGAAACTCTTTTTCCGTTGCAAGCACGCCTTCTTCCGCTATCCTCTCAAGCGTGCTTTCGTAGGTATTGTAGAATTGAATAGCTTGTTTAAGCACATCTGGTGTATGCCCGTCTTGTTCAAAAAACTCTTGTGTAACTATACCGATTGCTTCTTCTTTTGTGTGTCCTTGAAGTCTCAATTCAACCATTCTGTGAAATATAGAACCCGTTTTCATAGCTGGTGTTTCCTCCTTCATTTGAAGTCTTAATTGCAATGCATACGGACACCTTGAAAAGAGAAGTATCTGCGATGCTGAAACAGTTATCGGTCTTGGTTCCACATTTCAAGCCTCCTGCGTCCTTCTTAAATATTCTACTACATTTCGTTTGCTTTTCAAGATACGTAGCACTGCTTTGTCAATTCCGTTTTGAACCAAGTAATAGACAACCACTTTTTTGTCTTGTCCTGTCCGATAAACCCTACCTATCGCTTGTTCAAGGTCTGTATATTTTAGAGGCAACGATGCAAAAATAATATTTTTGTAATTCCGCTGTAGGTTTGCACCCTCTCCCATTGCATATGTGGAAACAATTGGTTTATCCTGCTTTGTTATAACTTGCATCCGATACTCCGTAGGTGTTTGACCAGTAATGCAATACACCTTGTTCTCAAACCTCTCCTTAACTTTATTCACAAACTCTACAAACAAGCTAAAAACAATCGTATTTGGATTTTCAGACAAAAAGTCAATCACAAACTCAAACTTTTCTTTTGTCAAAGCTGAAGCACGATACTCTTTTATGAAATTTGCAAGTTCATAGTTGCTAAGTTCGTATTCTAATTCAACTGGTTGTAATTCAACAGTAATTTCTTGCAACGGTGGTAGTTCCAACACATCCTCCCTTCTTACAACGTGAGCATATTTTTCAAACCATTGCTTTAGTTCCTGCTTAAATTCAGGTCTCAACAAACCTCGCGGTTTAAAATACTCATCAAGTTCGAAATAAGCATTTATAAATTGGCTGTAGCTTTTGTATTTTTGGAACATTTCATCCCATGGATTTATCACTTTAAGCTGAGCATAGATTTTATGAAACATGTCTATTGGAGTTCCTGACAAAAGCAAAACTTCTTTGATTTTTCTTTCTATGCGTAATTGTATTGCTTTACGCGTCCATTGTGTTTTGGTATAACTCAAACGATGAGCCTCATCAAAAACTACTAAATCAAATTTGCTAAAATCGTTTATCTTATCTCTGAACCACTCATAAGTAACAATCTCAATGTTTATGTTGAAGTATCTGTTATCATGTAACCAAGACTGATGTGCTGATTTCGGTGCCACTACTAAAACTCTATTAAAACCATGATATTTACATATGGCTAAAGCACCAGCAGTTTTGCCACAACCCACTTCCCACGCAAGATACTTTTTCCGTGGGAACAGGTTGACAGCCTGTTCTTGGTGTTTAAAAAGTTTGATTTCCGACATGGTTTGTGATATATTATATTTTACTTCTACCATGGCAACACCTCCTTAAGGGTTCCCAGCACCGCAAGGGTGCTGGGTTTAAATCAAAGTTCAAGAGGTGTATCGTCTAAATCGCTGTCAGTTGTGTTTTTGAAAAGTGAGTTATTGTATTGTGTTCTAAACCGCTCAAATTCGGACAGGTACTCATAAGCCACTTTAAGAACATCATCAGAAACAATCTCAACAGACTTCACAGACACTACTTTTGGTTCAGACCATATTTTCATACCACTTTTTTGCTTTACCAACTTCACATCTAACTGATGCCCAGTCAAAGTTAAGATGTTTTCTTCCCTCATGAAATTAATCAGCACTTTCAACGCCGACCTCTTTGCCTCCCACACTGCCCTTAGTAATTCTTTTGAAACTATTACAATAGGAAGAACCCACGAGTTAATCACAGAGAATTCAGCTTCATCCAGTCTCTTCAATGCTTCAGCAAGCAGGTTTCCTGTAAATACTCCATTCATGCTATACAATACCAGAGCCTTAGACCGTTCCCTTGGTGTATAAATTTGCGATTTGAGAACTAAATTTCCGTTTGAATTAAATACCGTAGTTTGCATATACACCTTCACAACAAATAATGAAATCTGGTTTCCAAGTTCTTGTCCCTCTAACACCCATACAGTTTTATCGTGGTCTATTTTTAACTGCGGTGTTGGGTAGCTTAAAACTTGAGTAGAGCTTTGCTTTACTTCCTCTTGCAAAATTTGTTTCCAAGCGCTTCTGATGTCTTGCATGGCTACACCTCCTTTTTAGATTTCATTTCTAACTAGATATTTTGCTATCAACTCAGCAAACTCTTGCACAACAACAATGTCTTTCTTAAGTTGCTTGTAGTCATACACAAACTCAAGTAGCTCATAAACAAAATCTCGTGTCTCATCTGGCTTAAAACCTATCTGTAGTTTTTGTTCTAACTCCTGCCTAATACGATAAACTTCAACAGTAGAAGAAGCTTCAAGTAGCTTAGTAATATAGCTTGGGTTCCTCCTCATGGCAACACCTCCTCATTGGTTTTGGTGTATTTGGTGTATTATATTATACCACAAATTTTGAAACTTGTCAAGTAGTTTCTGATGAGTAGCAATCCATACACCACGCCTGAGTTCTATTGGTAAAGAAGCGTACCAATCTCGCAGTTCTGGGTAGTGTCTGAAATTAAGAAATACTCTGACCGCCTCACCAAGCTTATACCTCTTATATTCGTATTCTCTAATAGTCCATGCCCTAATTTCATCAGGTTTGTTTTTCAACTCCTGCAAAACAGACAGAATAACTTCACTACTGAAAAAACCCTGTTTATAAAGTTCCGCTATTCTACCAAATAAGTAGAATGTCAAATTAACAGCTGGTTCTTTAAGTTCTTTTTTCTGTAGTTCGTGTAGTTCAATAGTCTCAAGTTTTTTGTTCACCCAGTAATGCAGCCACCTCTTGAATTGTTTCGGAAAGTCTAACCATTTCTTATGTAATTCCACATCGTCAGTATAAATGACTTTCCAAATAGCACCTTTCAATTCTTCTCTTACCGTCTCTTCAGGAACGTTTATTATGTCTTCTTCTTTCATAGCTAAGACCCTTTTTATGGCTTCTCTCGTTGCATCCTGAAGCTGGTTTCCAAACTCTCTGATGTGTTCTTCTTTAATATAAGTGGCTATCTCGTAATACTTTTCTGTAATGCCTCTAAACTTCCTCATGGCTTCACCTCCTGCAGTAGTTTTTCGTTAAGTTTCTTAAATACTGCGTATTGCTGAGTTATTGGTGTGAAAAAGAAAAAATCTCGTAAATCTTCATCTTTTGTGGTCAAATAAACCCGCTTTCTGCCTCGTTTCTGTTGTTTCAATCTTCTAACTTCATCAAGAGTTAGAGGTTCTGGTTGTTCTCGAAGAATTTCTCTTAGCAAAGCTTTCACCACCGCCGAGTGAGGCAGTGGTGAGATTTCAAAAAAGAGTGGGATTGACTTCTGAAGTTTGGTTCTCAGGTTTCGCATAACTTACACCCCCTTAGTTTTCAGAAAAATTTCATAAACAATCAAG